CAAGCTAAAGGTCAAAAAGAAGGTCAAGGTTTTTGGAGTGCAGATGAAACATCACCTTTTTGGCAAACTGATGCTGGTTATGAAAAAGCAATGCAAACATGGGGAGAGAAACCTGGTTGGGTTAAGCCAGGTTATAGACCTAAGAAAAAAGAATTAGATATTAATGCAATTAAAAAATGGTTTACACCGAGTAAATAATGGATATTAAGTTTCAACGTTGTACAGCAATACACAAAGGGAATGCTTTTATGTATTACTTTTATGATAAGAATCTACCTGGTTACTTCATTACTAGTGTAGCTATTGCTGAAACTGTTGAAGATAAAAGATATTTTATGGAAGTATATGAATATTTCTGTACAGAAATAGTAAGAGATAGAGACATATATTGTGTTTTATTTGCAAATACTGTAGGCTTATTCGATAAGTACATGGATACAACAATAGAGTATCAAGGTAAAACTCTACATAAAGTTAAAAAATATGAAGATATCCGAATAATGCAGTATTATGTAGCACAACAATTAAGGGAAGTGGCTAATGGCTAAAAAACAACATGACTTAGATGTGGATTTAAGTGAACCAAAAAAACTCGTAGATTGGAAGAATCCACCTGACTTATTAGAACTCAAACAAGATTATGAGGAAGCACAAGCATCACATACATCTCATGTGTTAGAAGTTGATACTTGGTTAAGTGCTTTAAAAGGTGAACAGACAATTGCTAATAAGAAAGGAAGATCTAAGATTGTGCCTAAACTTATTCGTAAACAAGCTGAATGGCGTTATGCTTCATTAAGTGAGCCTTTCTTATCTACTGATGATTTATTTAATACAGCCCCTATGACTTTTGAAGATAAAGAGTCAGCTATTCAAAATCAGTTATTACTTAACTATCAAGTAAACTGTAAACTTGATAAAACAGCATTTATTGATGAATACATCCGTACAGCTGTAGATGAAGGTACTGTTATAGTTAAAGTAGGTTGGGATTATAAAGATGAGATTGTAGAAGTTGAAGTTCCTGATTTTGAGTTTCAACCTTCACCTGAATCAGGTCAAATGCATCAGCAGTTACATCAAATGATGGAACAAGACCCTGAAGCATATCAAAATGAAACTCCACCTGAAATGCAAGAAGCACATCAGTTAACTATGGAAACTGGTACTCCAATGATGCCTATGCAAATAGGTACACATATGGAGGAAGAAACAAAAATTCTTAAAAATCAGCCAGAATTAGAAGTATGTGACTATAACAATATAATTGTTGACCCTACCTGTTTAGGAGAGTTAGATAAAGCAAACTTTGTTATATATAGTTTTGAAACATCAATGTCTGAACTTAAGAAGGATGGAAGATATGAGAACTTAGACCATATAATATTAGAGAATGCTGCTCCATTAGCTCAACCTGATCATAATCTTGAAGATGCTACAAACTTTAAATTTAAAGATGATCCTCGTAAAAAGATAATAGTATTTGAATACTGGGGCTACTGGGATATTAATGATACTGGTGAAGTAGAACCTTTTATAGCTACTTGGGTAGGTGATGTATTAATTAGAATGGAAGCAAATCCATTCCCTGATAAAAAACTACCGTTTGTATCAGTTCAATATTTACCAGTGCGTAAAAACATATATGGACAACCAGATGGTGCATTACTAGAAGATAACCAAAAGATTATTGGTGCTGTAACTCGAGGTATGATCGATATCATTGGTAGGTCTGCTAATGGGCAAATGGGTATCCGTAAAGATGCATTAGATGTTACGAATGCTCGTAAGTTTGAACAAGGTGCTGATTATAAATTTAATTCTAATGTAGACCCTAGACAAGCATTTCACATGGATACATATCCTGAGATACCTCAAAGTGCTCTTAATATGCTTAATCTACAAAATAATGAAGCTGAATCATTAACAGGTGTTAAAGCATTCAATAGTGGTATTAGTGGGCAAGCTTTAGGTAATACAGCTACTGGTATTAGAAGTGCATTAGATGCAGCCTCTAAACGTGAATTAGGAATACTCAGAAGATTAGCTGATGGTATTAATCAAATAGGTCGTAAGATTATTTCAATGAATTCAGAATTCTTATCTGACCAAGAAATCATACGAGTAACAAACGAAGAGTTTGTTGCTATTAATCGTGAAGATTTAGGTGGTATGTACGATATTAAGTTAAATATATCTACAGCTGAAGCAGATAATGAAAAAGCTGAAGAACTATCATTTATGTTACAAACGATGGGTAATAATATGGACCCATCTATGTCACAACTTATTTTATCTGACATTGCTAGATTACGTAAGATGCCTGAATTAGCTAAACAAATTAAAGAATATCAACCTCAACCTGATCCAATGGCTGAACAGAGAGCTCAACTTGAAATGCAATTATTACAAGCTCAAATTGCTAATGAATCAGCTAAAGCACAGGAAAATGCCGTTGATGTTGAATATAAGAAGGCGAAGACACAAACAGAACTATCTAAGTCTAGAAGCTTAAATAGTAAGTCTGATTTAGATGACTTAAACTTTGTAGAACAAGAATCAGGAGTTAATAGACAACATGAACAAGACTTGAAAGCAACTGATCAACAAAACACTATGGATCAGAAATTTGCGGATGCAATAATTAATGAACCAATGTAAATGGGGAGTAATGTTTGAAAAATCGTGATATAATCACGAAAATAGAAATTATATATAGTAAATTAAGAATATTATATGTAAAAGTAGCACTACTTTGTTTTTATCTCAATAAGAGGACACACGATGAGCATAGAAGAACAGTTAGAAGAATTAGATAATAATATGCAGGATGCAAAGCATTTTATTGATATTAAGGAAAGTACATTAAAACTTTTTAAAAATAGAGAATTTAAAAAAGTAGTACTTGATTATTATTTTAAAGAAGAAGCAGCACGCTTAGTTATGGCTAAGAGTAGTGCACTAAGCGAGGATCAAAAAAAGTTAATTGACAATATGATATATGGTATTGGTGCTTTAAGTAACTTTTTTGATAGTGTCCTTACAAGAGGTATGCAGGCAGAGCAAGCTTATCGAGAAGATGAAGTTGCTAAGACTGAAATCCTCCAGGAGGACTTAAGCTAATGGCTGAAGTACAGAGTCCCCTAGGAATGGATGACGAAGAATTCCTAAAACAAGATTTAAGTCAACTTGAGGAAGCATTAATAAAACAAGAAGCTGCTCAAGAAGAGGCTAACCAAATTGATACTTCTGAAGAAGAGCAAACTTCCGAAGAAGTAACAAGTGAAGACGAAGAAGTAACTCTTGATGAGGTAGAACCTGATGAAGAAGCTGAAGCGCCTGAAAGTACTACAGAAGAATCTGAAGAAGAGATATCAGAAGATGAAGTAACTGACCTAGAAGAAAGTGTTCCTCTAGAAGACGAAACATTAGAAGATGCTAAAGAACCAGAGTCTGAAGATACAGATGTAACTGATAATACCGAAACAGTTGTGAAAGAGGATACTCAAGAAACTGCTGGAGTAGATTTTGAAGATGCATACAAACGGATAATGTCACCATTTAAAGCTAGCAAAAGGATGATGCAAGTCGATAATATTGACGATGCAATTTCCTTAATGCAAAAAGGAGCCGATTATCATAATAAGATGAAGACGTTAAGTCCTAATTTAAAAATGATAAATATGTTAGAAAAAGAGGGTTTATTAAGTCAAGAAAAACTTAACAACCTAATTGATTTAGCTAAAAGAGACCCTAAAGCAATTGCCCAACTTATAAAGGATAGTGGTATTGATCCGTTAGATATAGATAACGATGTAGATGTAAATTATAAACCTAATAATTATGGTGTTAGTGATAAAGAGTTTGCAATAAACCAAGTAATAGATGATATTAAAGATACACCTTCTTTTGAAAAAACCATATCTATTTTACAAAAAGAGTGGGATGTAGAAAGTAGAAAAACAGTATCTGAAAACCCAACTATTATTTCAATTATAAACGAACATGTTTTTAA